TGGATGGAGCTCTTTTCAATTAAAATACGGTGCACTTTTCAATTAGTATCTACATGCTACAGCATTGTTACCTCTTGATTTTTCGCTATTTGTAATTAAATTTGTCATACAATAATTGAATTACAATGCAAATATACTAAAATATTTTAGCACAACAATAAAATATCAAAGTATTCTATATTGGAAATATTTATACTTATATGTAGTATTATAAAAATATCGCGACATGAATGAAGATTTGAAACATAAAGCCATAAACCTACTTAAAGAATTGGGCTATACGGCATATCGTATATCGCAGGACACGGGATTATCCCAATCGATTATAGGTCAATGGTTAAGTGGCAAGGTAGAGCCGAGTGAAGCAAATGCTAAATACATACTACTATATTATAGTAATCGCGAACCCTCTATTTCAAGTATGGAAGATCAAAAATTCATCTCGTTTTTCGAGAAAAGAGATCGGCAATACGAAATAATATTGACCCAAAATTCAGAAATCATCCGTCAAAACGGAGAAATACTACAACGCGTGCTCAAATATATAGACGATAATAATTCAAAATAAACCAACTCTATGGACTTTAAAGACGAACTTCTAATCCTTGCTGAGCGCGTCGGCAAACTCAAAGACAATGTAAAGACGGAGGAGGCAACAAAGACCTCATTTGTCCTCCCGTTCTTGCAAGCACTCGGCTACGATATTTTCAATCCGGAAGAGGTTACACCCGAATGTATTTGCGACTATGGAACGAAGAAAGGCGAAAAAATCGACTATACCGTATGTATGGACGGCGAGCCGATCATGCTAATTGAGTGTAAACATTGGTCGGCTGACTTAAGCAAATACAAGGCGCAACTATTCCGCTACTACCATGTATCGCAGGCCAAATTTGGAGTACTAACGAATGGAATCAACTATCAGTTCTATACAGATCTGGACACTCCTAACAAAATGGACGATAAGCCGTTCTTTGAGATAGATATGCTTAACTTAAAGGATAGCCATATTGAGAAGTTGAAGCAATTCCGACATGACCAGTATAATACGTATATGATACTCAATTCCGCCACAGAAATGAAGTACATAAATGCGCTTCGGTCATTGATTGTCAAGGAAAGTAGTAATCCATCCGATTTATTTGTGAAATTTATGACTAAACAGGTTTATGACGGAGTGGTAACAAAGAACATCATTGACGAGTTCCGTCCGATGATTCAACGGGCATTTCAACAGTACACGAATGACTATATAAACGAAAGGCTTAAATCTGCCATTACGCCTGACGTTCCGTCGGTCGAGGTGTCCTCAAATGTCTCCACGGAGAAATCGGTTGCAAATGAAGAGGATATGCAAGATGGAAATAAGATAGTGACCACTGATGAAGAACTTATGGGATTCTACATCGTGCGAGCTATTCTCTGTAATACCGTTGATCTTGATCGGGTCGTAGATCGGGATGCGCAGTCATATTTCGCTATCCTTTTCGATGATAACAATCGAAAGCCTATTTGTCGCTTGCATTTCAACGGAGGGAAAAAGTATGTTGAAACGTTTGACGAGGAAAAGAAAGGAACAAAACATTTAATTACAGCACTTACTGACATTTACAAACTATCGGACCAACTCATATCAACCGTTAAATTTTATCTGAAATAAAGGAAGCCCCAAATCCGGCGGGAGAGGCCCGGCCCGCCGAAAATAGAACGTGGAACTAACTAAACAGCATATTGCATCTGGAAACCTTACTGCGGAAAGAAGATATAAAGGTCGCCGATAAACTGATGGAAGACCTTAATGTCCGGTATATATTATCCCAAGAGGATTATCAAGGGGTTCAATACAAGCGAATCATCGCCGTGCTATCCGAGAAAGGATATATTAAGGATGTTCACTCGCACATTCAGACAACAGACTACACTCCGTTATACTTTGATAACGGAGGGACAAAAGCTATATACCGCAAGCAACGACGAGGCAAGATTACGAATGCGATAAAATTCGTCGGAATCGTAATCGCAGCCCTTGCCGGTATTATAACTATTTGGCAGTTTATCAATGACGTTATATACTCACTTGCGCATACGTGATATATCGTTCTCTATATGGCCCATACGATACTTAATATCATCAATATCCCTATATATGAGATAAACGCTTACGGCCAGTGCTACCAGCCCAATTCCAAGTACTAATAACATAACGGTATTTGTAAGATGAAAATTCGTAATTTAATAAGTCTATTTACACGCCTCTTCAATATCGGAAAACATCTGGCGCATTCGTTTATCGTGGGCTTTTATTATCTTGTTGAAGCGGTATTCGGATATAATTACCACGACAAACATAGTAATAAGGATAAACAAAATAAAAATAAAAATCATAGCTTCAGCGTTTTTACAAACCTCGGAACTTTCGGCACAACTTCAAAAAAATAGGCTCATTATTTTGCGGGGGGGGGAATTTTGTAACTTTGCAGCATCTAACCAATACAATTTATGTTATGAAAAAATTTTTACTTTTGATGGCTGTTATTTGTGCAGTTACTTTTATGGGGTGCGAAAAGGATGAGCAAGAATCGTTCAAGTTCGACATTGAGAATCTTTATGGCACATGGCAGGGAATTGCCATACAAAGTAACGGCGAATGGATAGATATAACCCAACCGCCACACACAAATCTTGCATTCTCTGTTGTATTTTATGAAAATGGTACATATTCGGGAAGCGGGTATTTTGGCAACGGTTCAGGAACATACAAAGCTGAAGGGGATATGATATATACTTATATAGACGGGGAAGAATTATACAGATACAAAGTACATTCTATCTCAAACGGAATTGCCGAAGTGTCTATGGGTGTAGCAGGAGATAATATAACACTGGAAATAAAACTTCAAAAAAAGTAATCAGATAGGATATATGTTTCAAAACAAAGGCGAGAATAAATCTCGCCTTTGTTATTCCCTACAAAATCATTATATTTGCATTGCTAAATCAAAATGCGATGCAAACATATCCAACCATATTGGGTATTTTGTATCTATACATACAGTTAAATTTAACTGCGTCGAGTTCGGTAGCGGAAACGCCCGACGGCTTGCATTTTGAGCCGAGCAACTCGTAACGCAGTTTTTTATTGCTAAATCAAAATGAAAAAGCGCATCGAACGCATGGGCCGCATCAAAGCGGCAAGTGTCCCAAATCAACAGGGAGAATTTAAGCCGAAAGGCAGTATCGAAATGTTCAACTCTAAAACCAAATAATCATGGAAACACGTTTCCAAGACAATGAGGACGATAGCTCCGAATTGTCCTGTTGGGAGTGTGTTGCAAGCCTAATATTCGCAATCGGATGCCTCACACTCACAACTCTCTCGCTAATTGACGTGGTAGAACTTGGGTCTGCCCATCCTTCATTGACAGAAGAACTTCCTTTTTGGAAAATCTTGACACTTGTTTTTGTCGCTTTCTTTATGGGGTTATGCGCTTTTGTTAATGTAGTAATCTTTTATGCCAACATAAAAGACGTTTTTATCGGCATCTATAATTTAATATTCAAAAAGCAAACTTATAAATTCAGAAAATAATATGGATAAGATGATGATTTTTCCCGAAGTGAATACGCAAGAGTTCGATTTCGACACTATGCTTGGCGACAACTCGTATTGCACGATGTGCGGTTTGCCCGTCAAGATCGACAAAGTGCTGCGCGATGTAACCCAGACCACCGTATTGGGCGTGAGTGGTACAATGGTCGTCCGAGGCGTGAAGATACGCGGCGTTTGGGATCCATATGGCAATATCATAGAGTGCCGAAAGACGCTTCAGCTTACCTCTCTCCGATGCTTGCTGGCCAATATCAACAACATCTTCTCCGATACTACCGAGGCAATGTTTCAGTTGGTAAGTGTTACGAACCCGCAATCCAAAGATTGACCTATGAACAAGCAAGTATATGTATCCAAGCGCAGCGACCTATCGTTAATCGGATCGGCTTTCGAGGCCGCAGGTTTCCGTTGTGTCCGGATCCGCACCGAATGCGAGGCCGAGCACCGCACCAAAGGTGGTGATCCCCGTCGGCACGGGATGCTGATTCTTGATGGCGACCGCGTGATTCTCGAAATCATCCGAAGCAAAAAAGCAGAATGTAATACTGCGGGACCCACCGTGTAAGGTTATTCGAAGTTACAAAGAGAAAGACCGAGGCAGAACCTCGGTCTTCTTGTTTTTCACGTTATAAATATAGCTTTATTATTTTGTGCGTTGTTTTATTTCGGCTTCCAATTCTTTCAGTTGTTCCATATCTTCACGATCCGCTTCAATGGTTTCCCCACCGCTAAAATCATCTCCAAAGAGTAGAATTTGACTTGATAGGGTTTGCCGTCTGCGGCAGTTGTCAAATAATAATTGACAACTGAATTTTCATCTAATTCACGTTCTTTCAGTATATTGCCTATATGAACGCTGATGTTTTGTTTAGAGGTGGCAAAAAGTTCGGCCAATTGTGCCTGATTGAGCCAGACCGAACCGTCGCGAGCCATAAGCGACACTTGACTTTTCCCATCCACCGAGTTGTATAGGATCAATTCCTGCTCCATATTCGTATCGTTGTGTCTATTCCCGTTCCTTTACCTCCAGCACCGTCCCGCACTTCGGGCAGGTGATTGTGTTCGTCGGGTACGTTGCTACTCTTCCGCCTTTTGCTCCGCTTGTTGGAATCCAATTTTGCGGGCGGGTTTGCGTGCCTGCGGTATCTTGACCGACAACGCCGCAATAGCGTTGTAGATATTATCAAGCTCCTTGCGCATATCTTCCGACAGATCGCTGACCGCCTCGGCATTGTCGGCGTCCACCCGCTCCAGTAGCGCCAGTTTCGCCCGAATTTCGGCCAACTCGGCCGTTACTGTCGTCGTGGTCGTGATGTAGTTCCGCATCGCTACGAAAGCACGCATAATAGCGATACTTACTTGTATGGCAACGGAGCTTTTCAAAACAGCCGATAACATAGAAACGCCTTGCTCGGTAAACGCATAGGGGTTGCGGCGTAAACCCATCGTGATGGAATTGGTTATCACAATTTGTGATTTCCAATTTTCAGTTTCGGCATCTGTCAGTTGAAACATGAAATCGGGCGGAAAGCGTTCGATATTACGCTTTACCGCTTGATTGAGGGCGCTTGTTGTTACTTGGTACAATTCCGCCAAATCACGGTCCAGCATCACCCGCTGGCCCCGTATTTCGTAAATCTTGCTTTGGATAGGTTGTAGTTCCATGGGTAGGTATCGTTGAGGTTATTCTGCCTTGATGGTTATCGACTTCCCGCAATGCGGGCACGTGATTGCTCCCTCTTTCGAAGCGGCGAAAAGTTCCGGCACTTCAACACCCAAAATATCGGCTATTTCTTGCAATCGTTTTAACGGCGGATTTCCGTTGTCACCAATTGCAATACTTAACCCCGTTTCAGTCATTCCGAGACGCGCCGCCAACTCTTTTGCGGTCATTCCTCGTTCCTTCAATAATTCTTTAACTCTCATTTTGACGTATTATTTGCCACAAATATATTGATATTCATATAAACAGCAAAAAATTTTAGTGTCAATTAAATTTTTATCTCAAAATATTTGCATTATATCAAAATATCATTTATATTTGCACCAATAAATCAAAACAACAATTAAACAATACGGCCATGAAACTCTTAACTAAAGCAATTGAGAAGCAGTTGGCAAAGTACCCCATTTATTCACAAGATGGCAAAGGCGGCGAGGCACAGGTCATCTGCAAGTTCTTCAACCCCTGCGGCAGTCAGACGTGGTACATTCTCGAAGGCGAGAAGCAAGACGACGACTACATTCTCTTCGCATTGTTAGACAATATGGGCGAGCGAGAATATGGTTATGTGTCACTGAATGAACTTCAACGCGTTAGAACTCGCCCCTTTGGTCTTGGCATCGAAAGAGATATGTATTTCACACCTTGCAAAGTCAGCGAAATCAACTAATTGATTTATTGAATAAACGTCTAAAACAATAGAACTATGAACGCATTTGCATTTAAAGTGATCGACGCAATCAATCGTGATGGTATGGACAATGGCAGCTGGGGTCTTGTCAAAGACGTAGACAATACTGTCGCCTATTTCGGCACCAGAGAAGAAATCGAACTGAAAGGCCAGTGGGCGTACATCTATGCAGAGAAAGACGATACACTGTCTTTGCAACTCGAAAAAATCGAACCTACGAGAGTTCTGCACGTTGAAGATTGTGAACTGCTGCTCTACTACCTCGACGAATAAAGCCGTTCGGGCGGCTATAAATAGACCTCAAGCCCGAAGCGTGGCGGCAAGTTGCCGCCGGTGGTAAAAATGAAAGATATGAAAGACATAAAAATTGGCGACCGGGTGAGATTCGGACGCAATACTGGTGAATATCGAGGACAGTTCGATAAACTGAATATCGCAATGGTACTCGTTGGCAATAGGCTGTATTATGTTGCATTTGAAAAAATTGAAAAGCTATGAAGACAAGAAAATCCTTCAAGGTGAACCGAGAGGCTGCGATCAAAATCGCAATGAACACAAACGGTGTATCACGTGAGGTGGCTGAGAGGTACACCAATAGCGAGTTACGCGAAGTATTACGACTGTTAAAACTCAAAGCAAACTTTTAACCTATATAACAATGAAACGAACCGACCTTTCCTCCATCATGCGCACGGCGTGGCAGATGTGCCGCGCGACGGGTGTAACCTTTGCTGAGTGTCTGCATAAGACATGGCAAGTGTTCAAATTGAAGATAAAGATGCGCACGGGCATCGTGCAGTTCTTCTACCTCAAATCGAGTACGGGCGAATTGCGACAGGCATTCGGTACGCTTAAAGACGACTTATGCCCCGCAACAAAAGGTGACGACCGTAAGCCTAACAAACACCTCGTGACCTATTACGATACGGTTGCCGAGGGCTGGCGGTCATTCAGAATGTTCAATCTTGTAAAAGTCATATAAAATGAGACCAACAAAGTATGTAGAAAAGCGCAGCGACTTGACGTTGCTTAAAGAGGCATTCGAATTGACGGGCGCAACGTGCCACCGCACACGTCTGAAGTGTGGGTGTAAAGCCTACAAAGGTGCAGACAACAATCGCGACGGCCTATTGATCGTCAAATATGACGCAGTAGTGCTTGAGATTATCCGCTGCAAAGGGTGTGTGAAGAAAAGACCTTAAAAATTGCAGCTCTCAATAAAAAATCGTATTTTTAATAAATAATTCGGTAGTAAGATTTGCATAATGTGCCGAACGTGTCCACTTTTGCATCGAACAGATATATGCGGGGTAGTGCAGAGGTTACCACGGCGGGGTAGTGTCCCGCAGGCGCAAGTTCGATTCTTGCCCCCGCTACTAAAACTTACAACTATGAAAATTTTAACGCTTATCATCAAACAGAAGTGGTTCGACGCGATTCTGTCGGGCGAAAAGACGGTCGAGACGCGCGAAGTGCGCCCGACCAATACGAAGTACATTTCGTACCGCGACAACAACACGGGCAAGGTCTACAAGAAAGACGGCGACGTGCCCGAATCGGCATGGGACAGCGACAAAGGCGTCGATACGGTTATCAACCACTACGACGCTATTCAGTTCTGGGTGGGTTACGAGACAAACCGCCCAGGTGCACTCGTCGAGGTAAAAGGGGCAGAACTGGTAGACGTTTGCGACGAAGAGACAAAAGAGCCGATTGTGTACGAGCACAACGGTAACGAATACACCATGACCGAGATCGACTACCACCTCGGCAAGGTAATCGAGAAAATGAATTGTTAAACCTTAAAATTATTGCCGCACTCGAAGACTAAGACAAAAAACAGCAGCTCAGCTTGACGCGCAATACAGCCGTATAACGAATGAATTGCGACGTCGTACACCTAATCCTGCTGTAGGACTAAGCAGCCTCGCAAATATGGGCGGCCGAAATGGTGTTATTGCGAATAGGTATGCAAGGGCAACCAGTGCATATACACGAGCTCGGCAATCTGCCGCTCGAGGCCTTTCCGTAGGCTAAATCATATTATTAAACTTCTAAAATTCAAGCTGCACTCGAAATTCAGTAAGAAATCGAATCAACCGGACGACCGGCGTTAGCCGTGTTCGTTATCGTACAGTAGGCGGCCGTGCGACGAATCGTGCAGGCCGTGCACGTGATCTTCGTGCCGCATTTGGCATGGCAACAGGTTAGTTATGACACCGATAGACCATGCAAACGAAGTGATTGCCTCTGTCCGTCAGAAAACGGACAGAGCAATCCTTTTTTACTCTTGCGGCAAGGATAGCGAGGTGCTGCTCGACCTGATGGCATCGCACTTCAAAGAGATCGTTTGCGTGTTCATGTATTTCGTCAAGGGTCTTGACCATATTGACAACTACCTGCGAGCTATCAAAACCCGCTATTCCAACGTTACCATCCTGCAAGTACCTCATTGGACGCTTACACGTGTGCTACGTGGCGGGCTATATTGTATCCCCAATCCCGATATAAAGCTATTGTCGCTAAAAGACGTCGATGAATCCGTCCGCATGAAGACCGGCATACCCTACTCTTTCTACGGCATGAAACAGTCGGACGGCATGAACCGCTGTCTTATGCTGCGCGGATACGAGAACGAAGCCATAAGCAATACGAATAAGGTATATCCTCTTTCCAAGTGGAAAAAGTCGGATGTGATGGCCTATATCAAGGCCAAGAAGCTACCCGAGCCTATATCCTACAACAAGAACAAATCACAAGGTTTGACGTTTTCGCCGGAGGTGTTCGACTATCTGCGCCGGCATTACCCGCAAGACCTCGAAAAGATTTACAACGTGTTCCCCCTATCGCGTAATATCCTACTCCGTCATGACGCAGAAAAAGCAGCAGCCCAAATACAGGCAAAGTGAGACGGTCGTAATTAAACGGTCTCAGATCAACTTCGCTCCGTACAATCCCCGAAAAGAGGACCCCGAGGTCATTAAGAAGCTCAAAAAGAACTTCAAAACCGTTGGTTATCTGGGTGGGATCGTATGGAACCGCCTATCCTCTTACCTTGTATCGGGACATAAGCGCGTACAGACGCTCGACATCATGAATAATTACGATGGCACGCCCGAAACGGACTACGAAATCAAGGTCGAAGCCGTAGAGCTGGATGACAAGACCGAGCGCGAGCAGAATATCTTCATGAACTCACCTTCCGCAATGGGCGAATTCGACATGGGGAAAATGAAGGTGCTCGTGCCGGAAATCGACTATCAGGCCGCCGGCCTTTCCGAAGCGGACATGAACATATACGGCATATCCGTCATGCAGGACGAAGTGAATGCGGGACTGGCCGATACGTTGGGTGATTTCGAGGAGATACAGCGGCCCTTCGAGGAGCGCAAAGCTGCGGTCAAGGAGATGAAGGAACAAATCCGACAACAGGCAGAGCAAAAGGCCGAAGACATCGAATCCTATGTGATGCTCAATTTCAAGTCCTATCGGGCGAAATCGTCGTTCATGTTGCGCTTCGGGTTCGGCCCCGATGATAAGATAATTCCTGGCGAGATGTTCGCCGATATGGTTGAGCGGGTAGAGTAAGTTTTACAAATTTGATACTATAAAAAATGGCATATCCAAGTACAAAACCACCAATCAGCCAATTTACGCACGTTGCAAACGCGTGCGGTGGCATATTATCGGATATTGCCGCTAACTTCGGTGTTACCAGACAAACCGTGTATAACTGGTGCGAAGAAGACCCCGAGTTCAAACAGACCCTCGAGGATTCCCGCGAACGGTTCGTCGATTTGGCTGAAAGCAACCTGCGTAAACTTGTGGCTGGTGTTCCGGCCATTGAGAAAGACGAGAACGGAGAAAAACGGTTTGCCGGTTGGATCGAACGCCCCTCCGAAACGGCAATCATTTTTACTCTCAAAACACGAGGGAAGAAGCGCGGCTACGTGGAACGACAAGAGGTTACGGGACCTGACGGAGCCGATCTTATTCCACCTCGTACTCTATCGCCAGAGGAGGCAAAACAATATGGGTTAAAACTTAACGAAGAATATTGACGCACTACTCCGATTCGCGACATCGACATAGAGCGCACCTTCTGCCTTTCCGGTATGTTGAATTTCACCCGTTATATGTTCAAGCATAAGACGGGAATGCGGTTTATTGTCGGCGATCATCATCGCAAAATATGCGAAGCTCTTGACAAAGTCGTCCGTGGCAAAATAAAGCGACTTATTATCAATATTGCACCACGATACGGTAAGACCGAACTTGTCTCTAAAAACTTCATTGCCTATGGGCTGGCACTGAATCCTCGCAGTAAGTTCATACACCTCTCTTACTCCGATGAGCTTGTCCTTGACAACTCGAAAGAGATCAATGAAACGGTACAGTCGGACTATTACCAACGTCTGTTTCCGGAGGTCATCGTAGATTCCAAGAATGCGAAAAAGTGGTACACCTCGGTCGGCGGCGGGCTGTATGCCGTAAGTGCCGCCGGACAGGTTACAGGATTCGGCGCGGGTCAGGTTGATAATCCCGACAAGGAGCAGAACGAGATAGGCGATTTCATTCCTGCATGGGAATCTGATTTTGCTGGAGCCATCGTTATCGACGACCCTATCAAACCAGAAGATGCACTATCAGAAACGATACGTGAGCGCGTGAATAATCGGTTTGAATCAACAATACGAAACCGTGTAAACTCTCGAAATACGCCAATCATAATCATTATGCAGAGGTTGCACGAACACGATCTATGCGGGTATTTGCAAGAGATCGAACCGGAAGAATGGACAGTACTCTCGCTACCCTGCATCTGGCATGACGAAAACGGCCGTGAACAGCCGCTATGGGAGTTCAAGCACACGCTGGAGGAACTGCACAAAATCGAGAGATCGAACTCTTTCGTATTTGAAACGCAGTATATGCAGAACCCGAAGCCGCTGGAAGGACTGATGTATGGAGAGTTCAAAACATACGATATTATTCCATACACTACGCCTATGAAGCGAAAGAACTACACGGATACAGCCGACACAGGCAGTGACTATCTGTGTTCGATTTGCTATACGGAAACTCCTATCGGCAATTTTGTGACGGACATTTTATATACACAGAAACCGATGGAATATACTGAGCCGGCAACAGCCGAGATGCTGTCCCGAAACAAGACGGAGATCTGCCACGTCGAGAGCAACAATGGCGGCAGGTCTTTCGGGCGCAATGTTGAAGCACAGTGCCGAATAATGGGCAACAACTTTACATCGTTCAACCCGTTTACGCAGACCGACAACAAAAGGGTGCGTATCTTCACACGATCAAACGAAGTGCAGAACCTCATTTATTTCCCGACGGGATGGGAACACAGATGGCCGGAGTTCGCCTCGCATGTCAAATCATACCGTAAGCAGCAGGAGTTCAACAGCCATGACGACGCCGAAGATGCCCTGACCGGAGTAATCGAAAAGCGGGGGTATTTCAACAATGAAGAAGATTTAGACAAAGAGGATTTAGGAATTTGGTAAAAAGTACGGATATGGGATTTATAGACAACCTACTCAATGCGATACGCAATAAATATCTGAATGCAACCGGTGCAGAACGTGATCTACTTACGCTTATCAAGGACAAAGACATTACACAGGCTCAAACACTTATGCAGAATCGCGATACGGAGGTTTTGCAGGCGATTCAGGAATATAACCCCGAACTCCACCGTATTATGCGAAAGGCCGATAAGATGCGGAAAGGCCAGGAGCCTTATCGTACCGAGAAGTTGCCTCGTGCACGACAGAAGTACATCAATGAGGTGGAACTATTCTTTCTGCTCGGGAATCCGATACGATGGAAGAAGGTGAACAACGAAGGTTCGGACGAGGCTTTCGAAGCATATAATCAATTTTTGCAGGATACACGATTCGACGTTTCCATGCGTAAAGCAAAACGCATTGCGGGAGCAGAAACTGAATGTGCCAAGCTCTACCACATCTATCGGGACGAGAATTTCCAACCGCAGGTAAAAGTTGTGGTAATTTGCAAGTCGAAAGGATACACCCTACGTCCATTATTCGACCTATACGAGAACCTCATTGCATTCGGGTATGGGTACTACCTTAAAGAGGGGACATCAACTATCGAGCATTTCGATATTCAAACACCTGATACGATCTACCGATGCAAACGAGGATCTCTTAATTGGGAGGTTATTGCAATTCCCAATCCAACCGGAAAAATCAATGTTATCTACTACCGACAGGATAAAGCATGGGGAGGGCTCAACCCCCGCATAGACCGCGAGGAGGATATAGACAGCAAAATATCCGACACAAATAACTATTTCGCCGACCCTATCGCCGCAGCAACGGGCGATGTCGTAGATTTTTTGAAAGGTCGAGCCGACAAGCCCGGGAAAATGATTCGGATGACCGGAGCTGATTCAAAATTCGAGTACATCAATCCACCGACCTCCTCCGAGACGCAGCAACGGGAAAAGGAAGACCTCGCGCAGTCCATCTTGTTCGACACTTTCACGCCCGAGTTTACACCCGAGAAAATGGCTGGGCTGGGAACTTTGTCTGGCGAAGCGATCAAACGCGCGATGGTACTGGGATATATCAAGCGCGAAAATAATAAAGAGATATACGACATAGCCGTAGATAGGGAGAAAAATCTTATTCTCGCTATTATGATGAATGTAACCCATATTCATCTGCGTCCTGATTTGGCTGCGCTCAAAATAGAACACGAATTTGCCGAACCGTTCAATGAAGATGTCACCGCACGCTGGGCGGCTATAGGCCGTGCTGTGCAGGATGGCGTTATGTCGCTGGAAAAGGGCGTTGAACTAATGGGAACGGCCGATGATGTTACCGCTGAAATCGAGCGAATAAAGCAAGCGAAGGCAGAGGCATCTATGAACAATATTATAGAGCCAACATTCTAATTCGAAACGATGCCCGGATTGAATTTGAAAGCCGCCCAATGGGAGCAACAGCATAAAACACATGTCGAAGAATATCTACGACAGATAGAGGCTTTGTATGATGTGGCCTCGGATGAATTGATTCGACTGGGAATGGGATATAAATATCAACCCAATACGGGGCGATTGTTCGCCTTCTCATCAAACAAAAGCCGTAGTAAACAAGCCGATGCCTCGTTATCTTCATTCCGAAATAAGTTGTCCACTATAATTACAGCGGGGATCGCTTCGGAATGGTTTTTTGCCAACGACAAGAACGATTCATGGGTAAAACAACTATTCGACAATCCGAAAAAAGGATGGATGCTTCACAATCTCGGTGCACTTGAGGCATTTCAACGTAGAACAACTTACGGGCATAATTTATCCGAAAGAGTTTGGAGTATCGCCAAGCAGTTCGAACGGCACATAGAATTATCCTTATCTATAGGTATCAGCGAAGGCCGAAGCGCTGCCGATATAAGCCGTGATGTACGCGTCTATCTGAATGAGCCGGACAAACTATTTCGACGTGTCCGAAATGCGTTCGGCAATCTTACCCTGTCGAAAGTGGCGCAGGCTTATCACCCTGGGCAAGGCGTTTACCGGTCATCTTATCAGAATGCTATGCGTATGGCTCGCACCGAAATAAACAGCGCTTATCGTGAAGCCGACAGTATCCGATGGCAACAACTTGATTTTATTGTCGGATATGAGATAAAAACATCAAAATCGCACGTACAGTGGCTGGCAAAGTTCTGGTATCCGCGCTTCAAAAAAGGGCGTGCGCCGCTGGAAATATGCGACGCAATGGAGGGAAAATATCCGAAATCTTTCAAATTCATCGGGTGGCACCCGAACTGTCGTTGTTATGCAGTACCTATCATCGCCAACGAAGGTTCTAAGAAGGATTGGTGGGAAGATGCAGATAATGAAGTAACGAAACTTCCAACAGGATTCACGAGATGGATGAAAGAAAATCAGGACCGTATCAAGAGAGCACAACAGCGCGGAACTCTTCCTTACTGGATTACGGAGAACAGACAATTAGGTATATCTAATAAAGCCGACAAGTCCCCTTAATGAAAAGGGACTTGCTATTAAATTATACGTGCTGACGTTTTGTGCAACATCGACATCAAACACGAACTCCTGCTCTAAATGCGGGACGGTACTGGAGGTGAAGGAACGGGAATAGCTTCCATCTACTTGCCGTTGGGCAGGAGCATCATTTCACAAAACATTCACTTTTTTTGTGTATATTCCAAAACAAAGCATTATATTTGCATTGAAAACAACACGGCACGATGTTTATAGAGTTCGACAAAGAGTATTTGCGTGAGTTGTTCGAGCAGGGACGCACGGGCGATAAAAAGCACCGCTACCAACCCGAAGTAATACGGGGATATTACAAGTGCGTTATGCTGCTGAAACGGTCGGCGAACGTAGAGGAGTTATACCGGATCAACTCGTTAAATTACGAGGTCCTGCAAGGTGATAAGGCCGGTATATCATCGGTTCGGATCAATCGCAAATACCGCCTCGAATTTACCGTAAGGGAGGTAATGAATGAACAGATAATAACCGTATGCCGATTATTGGATATTAGCAACCACTACAAGCAGTAGCGATATGGAAACGACAAAAAAAATTTACGCACCGCATGAATTGATATGCGCCGAACCGATCCATCCCGGCGAAATGCTCAAAGACGAATTACAGGCACGGGGCATATCGCAACGGAAATTCGCCGGTATTATCGGAATGCCTTACACAGCGTTTAATGAGATTATTAACGGACACCGACCGATAACGACCGATACAGCATTAAAAATCGAAGCGGCAACAGGTATAACCGCTAATTTGTGGATAGGTTTGCAATCCGACTACAATATGCAAACTGCCCGCCGCGATACCGGGCTTTCGGTGGTTCTCGACCAAATACGCAAAGCGGTTGCGATGTTGTGATTGAAAGGAGCCATCAATGATTTGAACAAGCAAGTATTAAAAACGGCTATCTCGGTTGAGGTAGCCGTTTATTATTCGTTTCTTGACGAGTGTAGTTTATATCCTTTGCTCCTCTCGTGGTTTATTCGGGTGTTTCTATACCCTTAGTGACGGAAGGCACCACGGGTAATGGTATTCGTTCCGGTGTTCGCCAAATGCCCGTTTCCGCGATACCCTTTTCGCCTGGCTGCGTTTTATGGTGGGGCAAGAGGCGAAATGCAGTAAAAACAGAATGATCGACGGAAATAAAATGTGCCCCGCCGATCATTCCAACTAAAATAACACGATATGACAAAGGTGCTGCACTGCGGCGCATTATGCAAATAATCGTATTAAAAATTCGTCAGCAATGCAGCATTTTTCTCTCGTTCCTCTCGCTCGAAGCTGGCAAGGTAGTTTTCCGTCGTCTTCAGATCTTGGTGGCCGAGGCTTTCCGATATATAGGCGATATTCGCCCCGGCACGCTTCAACACCGTAGCGAACGAATGCCGGGCTGTGTAAGTCGATATGTTCCCTATTCCGAGCCGCTCCCCGATCATCCGCATCCGTTTATTGATTAACCCGGTAGCGGCTATTGTTTTAGCGTGGCTATGCGCCGCATCCTCCGACCCATCGAGAATTGGGAAAATAAAGTTATTCGGCGCTGGAGTATTACCCCAGCGATCGATAATAGCTTGCATCTGGGGAACTACCGCGACCCGGATTTCCTTACGGGTCTTGGTCGTGCGCTCGGTCTTTTGACGCACGAAACAGATTTCACCGTCCACAATATCACGATACCGCAATTTCACGAAATCGGCGACGTTGATCCCGTTACACAAGTAGAGGAACAGCCAATAATCCCGGTATTTGGCCGTTGCTTCGTTCCCATCCTCATAGCGGGCGATCTGCCCGATCTGCTCCAGCGTTAATGCCAATTTACGGCCCTCACCGGCCTGGATTTCATATTTCCCTCGGCCGAACGGGTATTGCGCGGGTTTAATCGCATCGCATCGGCAAGCATCGTTCAATATGGCCCGTAAATGGCGCATATGTATTCCGATCGTTGTACGGCTTTTACCTTCTCCCAGTAGAAAGCGTTCATAACGTCTTAACCAATCCACCGTTACAGATTCAAGAGCAATGCGATCCCCGGCAAACCGTTCCAAACCTTGCTTAACAACATCGTAAACCAGCATTGACCCAATACGTTCCTGCGCTTCTAATTCTGCTATTTTGGCCGCAAATGCACGGTTAAGAGTATCAACCCCCGAACGCTTCAATCGCTTGTTGAGGCTATCGAATGAAAAAATACCGTCGCGTGCCAATTCCTCAACAACCCCACGAACAATTTGGTAACTGCTTTCTATATCTTTACGAACGTCCACAAGGGCGCGAACCTTCGTTGTTGATAGGCTTTCCCATTCATCTGCGGTCAGGTCTTTGCCCGTAGAATAGTATCGACGTTTTGAGTGATAGCACACACGGATTCTCACCGGATATTTGCCACTTTTTTTCGGATGCGCCGTATCAAGTATCGGCGTTACTGTTATTCCATCTTTCGAGTACTTAAAATCCATAATTTCAACTAATTTTTAAGCATTTTTGACCAATTTAAGCGTGTCCCATCAATAATTTAGACATAACTTTGAAAACAACTACACGTTTTCAGCAAGTTAATGGCATTTTTTGGTACACAATTTAGACACAAATATACAAAAACACAATAAAATCAACAAGAATAAATAAAATAAAATTGCTACATTTGAAGCCGTAAAATATTGATTATCATATAAAAAATCAAACAATACAAAATTATCCAAAAATATAATTTTGGGACTGAAAATCTTAAATATATTCATATACCGCAGAACAAAGAAAATTATAATGAGATTATGAAATTGCATTTCGATATCATCACAATGATGGAGAAAGCGAAACAGAATTTAGCTAAATAATGAATAGAACATGGCTGAAAAATATAATGCATCAAATATTGCCTTAGAGCAAATACTGAACTTTATCAAATCAGGTGAAATTGCGATTCCTGAAATTCAACGTCCTTTTGTATGGAAGCCAAAACAAGTAAGAGATCTGATAGATTCTTTATATACTGGTTATCCTACAGGGTATCTTATCATCTCTCAAAGTCCAAACATCAGGCTCAAAGATGGTACACTTGCTGAAGGAAAGAAAATTATGATTGACGGTCAGCAACGTGTTACTGCACTTATGACTGCCATTATGGGGATGGACATTATTAATGCTGACTTTCAGAAAAAGCGTGTTAAAATTGCCTTTAATCCATTGGCGAATCCGGAAAACGATGAAGAACGCTTTAAGGTGCAAGACAACGCTATTTTGAAAGATAAAAGATGGATTGCCGATATCGCAGAGGTATTTAAACCGACATTTGATATGTGGCAATTTGTCAATGATTATTGCGAAGAGAATCAAGAGATAAAAGGCAGCGCTTTAAATAAGATTCTGATGCAACTATTAGATATAAAGAACAGACAAATCGGAGTTATCATGCTTGATAAAGAATTGACTATTGATGAAGTTACAGAAATATTCATTCGTATTAATAGTCAAGGAGCAAAACTAAATCAAGCAGACTTCGCTATGTCTAAAATAGCTGCCAATGTTACTTATGGAGGCAATATGCTTCGAAAAGCTATTGATTACTTCTCTCACTTATCAGTTCAACCAGAATGGTATTCTGATATGATTAAAGATGAAGAATTTATGAATTCTATTTTTGCATCAAAACTGAAATGGTTGAAGGATGATCGTGAGGAAATCTTTGATCCAGATTATAATGATATTTTGCGTATAGCATTCATGTATAAGTTTGGTAGAGCTAAGATGAAAGATCTTGTAAGTTTACTTGGTGGACGTGATTTTGAAACACGCGAATATAAAGAAGAGATAGCGGAGAATTCATTCGGACAACTTACGAGTGGTGTCATTGATTTTATGAATGAATACACTTTCTCTAATTTTGTTCTAGCTATCAAGTCAGCAGGATTCATTGCCAGCAAGTTAATCAATTCTCAAATGACCCTTGACTTTGCCTACACTCTATACTTACTATTGAATGCAGATCCAAATATAGACAAGACGCAAATCAAGCATTATGTGGTTAAATGGTATGTAATGACTACTTTGACAAGTAGATATATAACATCGCCAGAAACTGTAATGGATATGGATATAAAACGTATCAAAGAAAGAGGGTTCCTAAACTACTTTAGTGAAGTGGAAGCTGCGAATCTTTCCGATACTTTCTGGGATATAGCTTTGGTGCAATATCTTGAAACATCTGTGATAAATAGTCCATACTTCAATCTTTATTTGGCATCTCAAATACATGATGCAGATGATGCCTTGTTTACATGTGGATACAAAGTCAATGACCTTATAACTGTAATTGGTGATGTACATCATATTTTCCCTAAAAAATACTTGATTAAGAATGGAGTAAATGAGAAATCAAAATATAATCAGATAGCCAATTACACATATTTAGACACCCAGGTTAATAAGGCTGTGCGAGATGATTCTCCTAATATATATTTCTCTAAAGTCTTCGAACAGTGCGAAACCGGTATTGCTGTTTATGGAAACATAACAGATAAAGCATTACTGCTCAAGAATCTCCAGCAGAACTGTATCCCTGAAACTATATTACAAATGGAACATACAAATTATGAAGAATTTCTTGCAGAGAGACGTAAGCTGATGGCGAAGAAGATAAAGAAGTATTATTATAGTTTATAGACATATTATTTAATTCTTTCTTTTATTATGTGTGATTTAAAAAAAAGAACTCATATATTTATAGATACCTCTGTGTTTCAAGCAGAAGGATTTCTCAAGGAATCGAGCCGAGTGTCAAAGTTATTTGGTCTTGCTGCAAAAGGCCACCTGACTATCTTATTACCTGAGATTACAAAAGAAGAATGGCGCAAACATTTTTGTGAGGCGACTCTTTTACCAGTTGATGAATTCAAACGAAGAATGATGGTTATGGGTAGTCCAGATGAATTATCTAAAGCTCTAGAAATCATTTCTGCAATTGACAGTGAATCAATATCAACAGCAGTTCTTGACTCAAGTATTGCAAAAGCCAGGATTCAGATTATAGGATACGACTATTGCAATGACGTCGAAGGGATATTCAAGAAGTACTTTAATAGCGAGAAACCTTTTGGGAAAAAGGGAAAACAAAAAGAATTCCCTGATGCATTCGTTCTAAGTGCTCTTGAACAATATGCTAAGAAGAATCGTATTGAGAACATTATTCTCTTGAGCCATGACGGTGATATGTTTGACTACAAAAGCGATGTTTTAATCCAAAAAGAAATTGGTGAATATTTGAATGGAATCCTGAAAGAGATAGCTACATCCGAAGCAGAAAAAAGAGATATCGAAAGACTATATGCCTATTTTCATAAAGGGAAGATTTCATTTGCTGCAGACCTAAAAGAGCAATTGACAGATTACCTTCTTGATTATAGTGTATACGATAATCGAGTCCAATGGCAAGAAATTGAAGACGTAACAATTAAAGAAGAAGTAGCACTCTCATTCAGTGATAAAGATATACAACTGACTGAAATTAATAAGGAATACCTTGAGGCTATTTGTTTTGTTGATGTTGATGCTATAGCGGATGTCGAACACGTCGATGAATCAATGAGCTATTGGGACTCTGAAGAAAATAATTATTTATTCAAAGAGTACACGACTAGTGAAGTGGAAATATCAGCATCCATTAAATTAACAATTCGAATGGATAGGACCGAATTAGTGATGGGACAAGATCCCGCTGTAGAACTCTGTGAAATCGAGTATAGAGATTTACAAGAGGCAATAGATGGGGAGACTGAATACTAAAGTGTGTCTGTAAAGTTATAATATCTTTTTTCATTTACTTAACACACTCGGGACGGGTAGTCCCGCCCCTTGGTGCTGACCGTTCCCCGACCGATGAGTTTTCTGGAGAGAAATAATGCATGACACAGTTTATTTTACACAACCAACACACTTTAGCTTACAGTCTCTATTCTATCTTAATTAATTGTTTTTCAGATCTATATCTAATCATTTTTATTAGTTACAACAGGTTTCTTTTGTGAGATAGGAACAAACTTCATTAAAGAATCAATGTTTGCACTTATCGAATGTATTTCTTTCAAAATTTCATCTTGCCCCTTTTGAACGTCTTCAATGCCCTTATTAGTTTGCTCTATCAATGGAGAATAATCTTTCTCTTTTTCTTTATGGCATTGCTGAACTGCAAGTAATAAAAAACCACTCAAACCTACAGTCAAGACAAAAGTAACAATTTTTTGAAAGTGCATATGTGCTCTGATAGACTGCTGCACGCCATCAATACATAATGGACATGAGTACTTTAGCCAGAATATTCTTAACCTTTGCCAAATTGAAGGAGTGCCAATCAGAGACGTACATTCAGTATATGCCATAAAGTCTCGCCATAATGATTTCTGATTCTTTTCTTTTAGTAGCCAAGTAGCTTTGATGAACCTATGTAAAAGAATACAATCCTCTAATGGTCGTATAGCCTCTGTTTGTGCCGGATATAAAGTTATTGTCACATGGCCATCTGGCAAAAGGTAGAAAAACAGTGTTACTCCAGATTCAGTAAGTAGCTTGGAACCGTTTTTCTTGTCTATTCTTTTTACTGCCTGCCCACCCCAGAAGACTTCTATCACATCTGGGTTATTACCACCAGCCCTACTTCCTAGACATACTTGAAGAATGCATCTATCTTCAAAAGGCTGTGATAAGGGATCTGACTTCTGTAGTTTACTAAAGATATCCTTAGCACTATTATAAAACTCCCTGAAAGCATCTTCATGCTTCTTAATTTTATCGAGCTTTTGCTCGTGCTTTGAATTGTTTACCATTTGCTTGAAATTATATGTTTTGCCTTTAATTGACTCTTTTTTCTGAAAATGTTTATAGGTATGTTTTGCTGCCATTACTATGCTGTATAAAAAAACAGCCAAAACAATAAGTAGTATTAAATTATTCCAGCATCCAATATTTAAAAAATAATCCCTTGCCCACAACAGCAGTAAGGGCACACCGATTCCAGAAACGGACACTATAATTGTATATCTGATAATTGCAATCACATCACAATCAATGGGTTTGTGTATCTCATATTGTAACACTTCCATATCCTCAATCACTTCGCACTCTACGTTTCCGGCGATATTTCCAAATTCCTTATCATCCATTCCTTCATCTGAGAATCTATTACCAAATGATAGTTCTTTTCGAATAGTTGTGAAATAACCTGGAGATATGCCCATTGGACAATCCAGCAACTGACTGAAATGCACCTCTTGATAGTTCTTGTGAATAAGGTTATACCAAATGCTATTCACAAAAATTTTAATCCTATCCAAATCCTCCTCGCTATAATCTATGTAGGGATTCTGTTTATATTGTTTTAGCTTCAGGTCCCTATGTAAGGCATCAATAGCGTGCATAAAAGATTTGACGTTTCCATCCTCATCTAATGCAGGTTCATTCGCTTTTAGTTTACCTCTTTGTTCGTTTAAACAGTTGCTATTCCAGATAAATCCACATAACTGTCTAAAGAGTGTAAGCTTTCTGCCTAAAGTATCAAATTTTAGTTTATTCTCGTCATATTCCTTATTTCGAGCAGTTAGATAACTACTAAGGAATGCAACGAGAAATCCAGCAAAGATAGATGCTGTTGTTATTATTGCTATACAAAGATTTTCATTCATTTTATTTTATGATATATAGATTAGTATCAATGGGATTCTCTTCATATCAATTTATATTCATGTATTTCGTTTTCAGTATCAACCTGAATATAATTAACCGGAATATGATACTTTTTACGAAGAGCATTCAAATACTTCTGTGCATCGTCAGTAAGCACAATACTGCCTACGATATAGTAATTACGGACCTTGATATCGGTATGGTATAGACCGTATTCAAGCAGTTGTGAGAGTGATTCACGAATACATAGACGAATATCTGATATTGTCTTGATTTCATAAAGATCATATTCATTACCATGCTTCGCCACGATATCGATTTCTGTTCCAATAGGAGTAAGATTTTCTGTACCAACATTTTCTTTCCCGTATTCTTTTACAAGATAATCGTAAAGAGCTTTTTGGATAATTGGATGACGTTTTGAAATATGAGAACGACGAGAAGAACCATTTTTGGCATCTATATCAGTTTCTTCTGTTCGGAAACCGGGTTGAAAGACGAAATGATCTTCAAGTTTGAAAATTGTCTTAAGGTTATAAAGTGATGTATAATAGCTTGTTTTAACATTGGGTTCTTTTCTATCAACAGGCTTCAAAACATCAAATTTTCGGAGATTTTCAGGTCTATATCGGAGATTAAAGGCAAATCCACTAGGTATTTTTTCTATGTAGTCTTTGAGTTGTTCCTGCATTTCTGCATACCAACCCTTTTTCTTGTATTCACTAAGAATAGTCTTTGCCTCTTTATTGAAAACTGGTTCTACATCAAGAATCTCCCCTACCCAGTAACGCTGTTTTGTTTTATCGTTTATCGTAAAGAGAGAGAGATCAAAAGATAAATTTTCCTTATAAGAAGCAACTGCTTGAATATGTCCATAATGATAACCATTTATCGTCTTGGCAATGTCAAATAACCATTCCTCGTGACCGAATCCGTATTTATATTCATATGAGTCCTTATTCTTGCTTTTACCAATTCGTCCGGAAGGACATGTCCAACCATTTGTGTTCCAACAAATACGTGCTATCTTTTTTAGTCTGACATTGATCCCAAGTTTTTTGAATGTCTCGGCATAATCAAGTTCATAAGCATAATCAAACTCATCATTATATACTCTCCTTGCAACCTGAAGGAGGGGAAGAAATACTGTATTATCGTCATTACAAATCCACCATCCACTGATGAAGGAATTGTCTAGTGATGCACTATATTTTATCGCATCAAGAATAATCTTTTTAGTCAAATGTGTCATAATAGAAGTCGATTTTAAACAAATTATTGGCACTAATTCAATAATATAGTGCCGATAATTTGCGTGTAGTCATATTCTTTTAATGTAGGATTATCCTTTCCTCTGGCTGCCATTCTACAAGTGAGACGATCGCCAGATATTGTTCCTTTGCAGAGCTCAACTTATTTAAGAAGTTTCACATGTAGCTTTAAATTTAAAATGAATCATGGTATATATACTTTACATATAGCACCGTTCATCGCTAAATGAATCCAACTCATGGTGTTATACTGCTTTTCTATGTCCATGCCCCATCGCCTACCGACATTCTCAATCTCCTTATCAATATTATTTTCCGTTATTTCTTCAGGTTTTAAATGAGTATTATGTTGATTTATCCAACAATTCCAAGCCTCACTTTTGACAAGTTTTTCTTTTCTTTCTTCAAACGGCAAATGTGTAGGTAACATTTTTTTTAATCGATAAATACCCAACTCCCAAAAATACAAGATTCTATGACTAGGATCTAATTCTTGTTTTTTCCTTTCTTTTTCAAGTATTGCCAAAAATTCTGGCTCCTTGATCTCTGGCTGTTGCTGCCAATAATTATTTAATGCTTCATTATCGGCTTTTTGCATTGCCTCAATTCGTTTGTAATCTTCTGTTTGGTATCTTACAACATAAGGGCTTTCACCTACGATTGGAGTATTACCATACCATAATTGACCAACCTCTGGTTGTTTCACTGCAAAGATTGAAGACCCCATACTAAAATCGGTCTTGGATAATTCTTGATATTTAATAATCCAAGAATCGTTTCTATAGTATAAGTTCAATAGATAAAGCGCAGCCATCGAATGTAAAAGAGCTTTTATATTACCATCTTTGAGAGAAGCAAATCTATCATGTTTTACAGCTTGATATGCTTTTTCCCAAAATGTACCAGCTCTTTTATGGGCATTCTTTAATGGTCTTAGAATTCGATTCTCTTCTTTGGTTAAATTGAAGAATGGAGCAACAACCAAAACTCGTTTATCATGTATCGCCCATTTTATATCAATAAGTTTTAAGCAATCCTCATCAAAAAACAAGTTTTTATCTCCACGTTGTTTTGTCCCGCCATTGTCATAATACAATTCCTTGGAAATTGCTTCTATCTGGACGCAACATCGTATAAGTAAATCTGCGATATAGGGTGAAAAAGTCTCCAATTGAGAATTACATGGTTGAGTAATTTCTTTACCATGCTCATGAGTAGTAATTTCATCCGTTATAAATATAAAATTAGAAACATTAATGAACTCTTTTTCGAGACTCAAATATGTCTGCCAAAATATATCTGATTTTTTCATATAAATAAAATTTATCCATCACTGCCCTATAAAAGAGTGGACAGCAATAAATTACTAACAATATTCTATTTTGTAAATTAAACGTAATCTTTCCTCCTTGCATCCAATACTTCAGAAAACAGTTCCATCTCTCTTTTGGAAATACCCAATCGTGTTGCCATTTCTCGCCATCCTTTTACGACTTCAATTACTTCAGAAATAATCTTTTCCGCTATTTTACGATTAAGCATATAATCTTCGCAAGTATCAAGTAAAATACCCAGTTCTGCTTTATTGGAAGTTGATGAGACAAGCAGACTCTGAAACTCATTCAGAGTAGGATTCATATCGTATGCCGGAGAAAGTGTCCAGCCTTTCGCAGTCAAAAGAAAGCCATGATTGCGGAAATGGTCATCACTATTGCCGATGCAGATATTGAATGCAACTCTGCGATACAGTTCTTGCAGATTATCCTCCACGTTAGTACAATTCTGAAGTATGAAATCGACAATATCCAGATAGCCATGGCCGGTATTAGCATTGTCACCATCATTCAAGCCCAATAGAGTCATGGCTGAAGCAAAATGTATACGCTTACCATTTTCCCTTCTGTCAAATCGTCGAGAAAGCAAAGTATGGTATTTGTCGCTAGTAGAGATTACTCTTGTATCCGCAGCATTGACACCAGCCTTCTTTGCCAACAGATGTGAAAAATGTTCCCAAAATCCAACATCATAATCATCTTTGTGGGACGGAAACTTTGCTATATACAAAATCTTGTTCTCGTCAATTACACTTGCCTTTGGACGTGCTCCGCCAAGAGATGAACCAGGCTGTACCAGTTGAGCAATCCAACGCATTTCAGGTAACCTGTTCTCATCTTCACTTTTCTCTATTTCGGAACTAGCTGCAATCAACTCACGAATATCTGTCAGTGGTGGTATGCGCAAGATTTCGCTTGCATTAATATAATCTCCATTTATAGACTCCTTGAATCGAAAAGCCCCTATGCGAGAAAAGTCCTCAATCCCGATAAGATAGTCGAATGAAGAAAGCCGACGCACCGGACGTTTCTCTTCCTTTGCTAGAATCTGTTCCCGACGATTTATCAATGTACGCCCCCACCTGTCTGGAAGGGCATCAGAAAAATATCCGAAAATATCCTTACCTGGAGCTGTATATTGCTGCCCTGGATAGTTATTCAAATCATCACTAAGAAACAAACTACCATAATCCTTTAACCACTCATTACTATAACAAAATCCATAGCTGTCAGAGCCACGAAGTGATTCGTAACTTAACTCTCCAATTAGTCTTGGTTCTTTCAACCAATCAAAATCAGCAAACACATAGAGTCTTTTCATACCTTATTCTTTTTTTGATGCCCTTTCCCTTTGTTTAAGACTTAAATCCTGTAATGCTTTTCCCATTGCATCTTCTTTTGCAAGCAGAAGAATATCATCATCTAATTGAAGCGCATAAAGCACCCTAAGATAAATGCCTATTGCCACCGTTGGTACACCTTTCTCTATGCGTGAAACCGTCAGAGGTGAACAGGTGGCACGTTCGGCGACTTGGGCAATACTAAGATTCCTGCGTAGTCTGGCCAGCCTGATCTGCTCACCTACTATCAGCATCTTCTGCTCCAATTTTCTTGGCAACTTGGTACCCATCGTACTTTTCGTCATAGTTCAACATATCATATAATATGCAAATATAGCAGTTTTGCTTTATTTTATGATGTGTTACAGAGATAAATTTTTGAATTTATTCCTGTTGAAATCTGCTTTAGTCACATTATTGGGCGTTGGAGATATTAAATGCTACCATATTATTCATAAGGCTGATATTTTACAGATAACAAACAATATATTGTTTATAGAAAGATAGCAATAATTTGAACAGAAAAAGAAATAACACTTCCTTTTCTGTTCAAATTATTACTGTTAAGGCAATCTTAAAAAAATAGCGACCGATGTCACATAAGTCTGTTGTTTGTAACAATCACCGAAACACTGACCACTCACAACTGAACTACCTCAAGGCTCTTATAGCTGGAGAAAAGGCTATTAGCTCGACTGAAGTGATGCATCGCTATCAAATCTCTTCAACGACCTCAATATCCCGCTCAAAGGCTGCCCTTATCAAGAATGATATATTGGATAATAAGGCCGGTGAAATCTCGTTCCAAGACCCGATTTATGCCTATTGGTTGAAGACTGAGTTCTTTGCAAAATAATCCCTATGTTTACAATCAGGGTAAGCCGCGATGATAGCGGATAAATGA